TGGTGCAATTTATGAAAGTGCTGGTCGGGCTAATCCTCAAGGCCAACCTTGGGTAGGGCCAAAAGGCCCAGCAGGCAAAAGATATTCTCATTCTAGCAATCCCAAAGCTGGTGAGCAGTTTATTAACGCGTTACCACCACTTACAGGAAGCCTTAAAGGTCGTGGTCGCTTAATCTATAAGGCTTGGGCTCTGAACCAAGGCAAGGCTGAAGGAGCTGTCAATAAAGCAATTTCTACAGCTTTAACAGAATTAAGGTCACGCAGTAATGCTGGAAGTTTTAGGAGAGCTGCATGAGCATTTTTGAGCAGATTAAAATTGGTTCTTCATTTGATGCCAAAGGATTTAAGCAAGCCGAGACTGCTACACAGAAACTCAATAGCGGTGTAAAGAATCTTGCCAGAACATTTGGTGTTGCATTTGGTACTGCTGCTGTAGTTGCTTATGGCAAGGCATCTGTCAAAGCCTTTATAGAAGATGATAATGCTGCTCGCTCTCTAGGTATTACCTTAAAGAATCTTGGTCTTGAGACTGGCAATACTTCAGACTATGTCAATGAGATGATTAGCAATCTTGAAAAGCAGACAGGCGTTCTTGATGATCAACTTCGTCCTGCTATGGATAGGTTGCTTCGCGCCACATCCTCAGTTAGTAAAGCAACTACATTACTTAACCTAGCTTTAGATATATCTGCTGGTACTGGTAAAGACTTAACTACAGTTAGTCAGGGATTACAGAAAGCCTATTTAGGCAATAATGCTTCATTAGGTCGTTTAGGTGTAGGACTATCTAAGGCTGAATTAACATCTTCATCTTTTGAGGAAATCCAAATAAGATTGGCTGAACTCTTTGCAGGACAGGCATCTTCTGCTGCTGAAAGTTACGCAGGCCAACTTAACAAGCTGACCATTGCAGGCAATAACGCCAAAGAAGTTATTGGCAAGGGCATAGTCCAAGCTCTTACAGAATCTAGCGGTAGTTTTAATGAGGCTAATTCTGACATTGAGAGATTTTCACAAACGATAAGTAATTTAATTGTGGAGCTTGGCAGAGCAATTAGATTAACTGTGGCAGTTCCATCAATCTTTGAGTTACTTACTGATCCAGTAACTGCTATAAATAACTTTAATAAAGTTTCAGCCCAAATAGATGCACAAATAGCAGCACAAAATGCAGCTGCTATGGGTAGAAATCCTATTCAAGCAGGCAGTTATCTAAAAACTCAAACTAAGATTACAAAGCTCACAAAAGAAGAATCAGCAGCACAGGCGAAGATTCTGGCTAATAAGAAATTATCTGCTGCTATTGACAAGGCTAACCTAGCCCTTGCAAAGGGTACAGATGTCTTTGATATGGATAAAATCCAACTCAACGCTGCCATGCTTAATCAAGCGGAGCAATTAGGCAAAGTCAATTCTCAGGCGCAACTGCTAGGTATTACTAACGATATTACTCGCCTAAAGATTAAGCAGGACATCCTTAACCTTGAAGATGCTATTGCTTCTAAGGATACTGCCCGCATTGAAGCTGCTACAAAGCAACTCAATGAAGACCTTAAAATCTTAGGAACTTTGCAAAATCAGAACATTAAACTTGCTGACATTAAGTCTATCTTGGATAAAATCGTACCTAAGGATTTGATTAATCTTGCCAACTTAGATGCTGCTATTGCTAAATTAAACGCAATGAATGCAATAACTGGTCAGCCTAAAATAACTGGTGCTGGCACAGCTACAGGTAAAGTTAGCCCTTCTGGTATCCCTATTGGGGATTTTGTCGAAAAAATTCCTACGAGTGGTGTATCTATGGCAGCAATAGAGGAATTTGCTGCTGCTGCTACTGCCCGCGCTAATGCAATGGCTGACCTGTTAGATGCACAAAATGCAGCGGATGCTGCAGCATTTGCCAAGAGTTCTCTTAACAGTTTTAATATAACCATCCAAGCTGGTGTGGGAGACCCTAACGCAATTGCTGAAGCTCTTGACCAGTATTTACAGGGCGCAGTTGATCGTGGCACTTTAAGGCTCCGATAATGGCTTGGCTTCCAGAATGGCGAATTACTGTAGGGGATGATGTCTATACGACTGTTACCTCTGTTTCTTTTGCATCTGGTCGCTTAGATATTGATAGACAAGCTACCGCTGGCTATTGTCAAGTACAGATTATTAACACTACTGGTGCAGATTTCACCATCAATGTAACAGAGTCAATAACTTTAGAAGTAAAGAACACTAGCGGTGCTTATGTCACTGTATTCGGTGGTGAAGTATCTGATTTTAGTATTGGAGTCAGAAGCCCAGATGAGACTGGTTATGTAACTACTGGCACAATTCTAGGCATTGGATCACTTGCTAAACTAACCAAGGCGGTCTATAACACTGCCCTAGCAGAAGGCTTAGATGGCGCACAGATTGCAGCAATTCTTGGTGCAGCTCTTAACCTTACTTGGGCTGAAGTAACCCCTACTGTGACATGGGATACATATCCAGCAACTACCACATGGGCTGATGCAGAAACTTACATCGGCACTATTGACGCAGGCTTCTACACCATGATTGCACTCGCAGCTAGTGCATCTGCTAAGTCTCAGACCCTTGCAGACCAGATTGCCACTAGCGCACTAGGAACTGTCTACGAGGAAAAGGATGGGGATGTCTCTTATGACGATGCAGACCATCGATCTAACTACCTTGCAGCTAATGGCTTTACTAACTTAGATGGCTCTTATGCAACTCCTAGCAGTATCCAGTCTCAGACACAGATTGCCCGCATTCGCAACAGCCTTATCTATCGTTACTCCACAGCCTATGGCTCAACCTACAGCACCTCTGATACCGACTCTATAGCCTCTTACGGCCTCTTTGAGCGTTCAGTCGATTCCAACATTAAAAACCTCGGTGACATCACTGATATTGCCACTAGAGAGTTAAACCTACGCAAGAACCCTAGAGCTTCTCTGGGAGCAATTACCTTTAGATTAGATAATCCAGACATGCCTAGCGCAATGCTTGACTCACTTATAGGTGTGTTCTTTGGTCAGCCTGTGTTGATTACTAACCTGCCTACTAACTTGTTCGGTGGTTCATTCGATGGCTTTGTCGAGAATGTGGCTTTGCGAGCAACACCTAGTTATACAGAAATGACTCTTTATATCTCAGCTACAGACTTCTCACTATCCACTACCCAGTGGGAAACAGTATTGCCTGCCTCACTAATTTGGACAGGCGTAAATGCTACACTTATCTGGTCTAACGCGACAGGAGCACTAACCTAATGGCAACTACAACACCGATTTACGGATGGCCTGTACCCACATCCAGCGATCTAGTAAAAAATGGGGCAACAGCAATTGAAGCATTAGGTGATGCTGCTGACGCAACTATGGCAACCATGGTTCCTAAATCTTTAGTAGATGCTAAAGGTGATCTCATTGCAGCTACTGCTGCCGATACAGTTGCCCGTCTTGCAATAGGCACAAACAATCAAGTCCTAACCGCTGATTCAGCTCAGGCAACAGGAATGAAATGGGCTACACCGGCTGGCGGCGGTGGCAAGGTTTTACAAGTGGTTAATGCAACTTATGATGTTTCAACAACAAACAATACAAGCACTTTTGCTGATACTGGATTAACTGCAACAATTACTCCAACATCTGCAACCAGTAAAATCTTGGTTCTTGTTAATCAAGCAGGAGTTGCAAAAACTGCTGGAAATGCTGGGAGCGGTAACACAATTAAGTTAATGCGTGGTGCAACTGATTTAATAACTTTTTCGGTTTATGAGACTTATACAGGAACTGCTTTAGAATTGTATGGAAGTAGTGGAACAAATTATTTGGATTCACCAGCAACAACTTCTGCTACAACTTACAAAACTCAATTTAAGAATGAGTTTAACGGGGCTGGCGTTAAAGTACAAATTGGTGGCAACGCCAGCACAATTACTTTAATGGAAATAGGTGCATAATGACTCAGGACAAAATAATTAAGGCTATTCAAGATTTATTGCCAGAAGCTAAATATGTAATTAGTGGCGAAGATTTTGACAATATTACTTGGTTAGATGAGCGACCTAAGCCGACTTGGGAACAAGTCAAAACAGCTATAAATAATCCTTTGCCAGAAAAAGAAAAAACAATAGATGAAAAATTGGCAAGCGTGGGTTTATCATTAGACGAACTTAAAGCAGCTCTCTTACTTGGATGAAGATAAGACTATCTAAAGCTGCAATTCAATTAAGAGAGCAGTTAGATGATTCCTTCCCAGATCGTGATAGGGCATCGGATGGTTGGGTCGGTGATACCCGACACGCTGCTCGTAAGTCTGATCATAATCCAGATGAGCAGGGCTGGGTTCGTGCCATTGACATTGACGCAGACTTATTCGGTGCAGGGGTCAAACCGCATATCATGCCAGACCTTGCAGATCAACTTCGAATCAGTTGCAAGTCTAAGGCAGAGAAGCGCATCTCGTACATTATTTTTAACGGCAGGATTGCGTCTCCCATCCTTAACTGGAAGTGGCGCAACTACACAGGGGCTAACAAACACCTTCACCACATGCATGTTAGCTTTAAGAAAGAAGCTGACTTATTGGGTGAATTTTTTCAAATACCTATGTTAGGCGGAAAATAATGAACGAATTAAAGACAGCAGCAGGTTCTTGGGCTAGAGCCTTTTTAGTAGCAGTAATCTCAATGGCAGCTGCTGGGGTCTCAGACCCTAAGGCTCTTATTGCAGCAGGTGTTGCCTCTATTCTGCCACCAGTTATGCGCTATCTAAATGCCAATGATCCTGCTATGGGAATTAAGAAGTGACGCAGCAGGACTTCTTCACTTTCTATCTAGCAACTCTCGGAGTCATTGGGGGTCTTGCTGGTTATGTGATTACTCATCTGTTGTCTGAGATTAAAAGACTCAACACGCGAGTTGATGAAATCTACAACATCTTACTAGACAGGTAACATTCTGCTATGGCTAGAAAAGCAAAAGAGCTAGAGGAGCAAGGCTACTCAAAACTTGATGCTTACTGCATCGGATTACATGAGTACTGGAAGTCATTGCGTAAAGCGGGTTTTGCTGAAGGTGTTGCGCTATTTATGATTACCGATACACAGTCATATCCTGCATGGATTCTGCCAGACCCAGTCGATCCAAATAGGTTCGGCGATTACGAAGATGAGGATGATGACTAAACGCCGATACTTGGTTATCTCGGATTTACAAATCCCATATCACCATGAGCAAGCTGTTAAGAATCTTATCAAGTTAGTAAAGCGGGAGAAGTTCGACCTTATCCTTAATACGGGTGACGAGTTGGACATGCAGTCTCAGTCGCGCTGGGCGCAGGGTACTGCCTTAGAGTGGGAAGGTACGCTAGATGCTGACAGAAGCCTTGCGCAGGATATTCTCTATGAACTCGGCACAACAGATGTCACTCGGAGCAATCACACAGACCGGCTATACCACACACTATTACGCGCACCTAGCCTCATCGGATTACCAGAACTGGAATACGCAAAGTTTATGGACTTCGCTGGACTCGGAATCCGCTTCCATAAGAGACCATTCGAGTTTCATAAGG